TAGAGAATTATGAAACCACAAAACAAAAAAGAGTTGATCTTTGTGACGCGAGCTGCAATTGAGGCCGCCACACTTTTACTAATTATAAGCGCAATAGGATGGCTAATTTCACACCTTTAACCAGGATAAAAAAAGTAATGCGATTTTACTATAATCGAGGGGTAAATTCCGAGAGAGTCAATAAAATTTATAAAAAAATTTTGTCAGACAAATATAAATCAGTAATTTAGCATAATCATAATAACCGATGCAAGGCTCGAGCATCCTAATTTCGTGCCACAAAACAAATAAATTATGAGTACTTCAAACAGACGCGCTGCATTCTCGCAGCCAACAACAAACCCAGCAACAAAATTTTTTGAGTGGAAATCAAACGAGAAGACGTTTGCTTACTACGACAAAGAGACAAAGACAAACGTGAGCGTTGAGCTTCCGTTTAAATTCTTAGTTCTCGACGAACTCCATACCGTGAAAGGTTGGAACGACGCAACCGAAAGCGGTATTTATTCCAACGAGGTTAAATATATCTCAAAGGATGAGTTAATCGTTAAGCCATTCAAAGGCAACGAGATTGCAAGAGGTCTATACAAAGACATTAAAGAGAAAGCAAAGGCCGCAGGCGGTCACTACGTTAAAAGTATTTATATTATGCTCGAAGGTGGCGAGATTGCAAACATTCAACTCAAAGGTGCAGCGTGTCAAACGTGGGGCGATTTTACCGCAAAGAGTAAAAGCCGATTAGTTGACGAGTGGGTAAGCGTGGTTGGATTTGACGAGGCTAAAAAAGGCAGCGTTAAATATACAACTCCAGTATTCGGATATCTTTGCTCACTTGATGGGGCCGATGCCGACCTTGCAGACGAAGCGTTTAACACTTTGGAGGCGTATTTAAAAACTTACCTTACAAAATCGGAGCCAGTTATAGCCGAAATTGAGGTTGAGGTTGAGGTTGATGACTTAGAGTTTTAATTTTGATTGGTTAAATAGTTGAGAAAGCGGTCTTCGGATCGCTTTTTTTATTTATACGAAAGTGCTTTAGGGCACATCAAAAGGGGCTACTCTATTATATAGAAATAATCACTTTATAAAATAAATTTTTTTTTTCAAAAATTGGGTTTCAATGTGCCCTAAAGCACTTTGATAGGTTAAAACGCTGAAAATCATATACTTTAGTACGGGGCACATTATTTTTTTTTGATTTTGTATTTTGTATTAAAATAAATACTATATTTGTTGCATATTGTATTGGTGGATACGATATATTTGAAGACATTTTTAATAATCCTTTCGGGAGTAGTTGCCACCACAACGAAACCGAAGGGATTTATTTTTTAATTTATGAATGTAACTATTTACAAAAAAGCTACTGACGTCTCCAATGGTTTTACCAAAGACGTTTTCTTTTGCCTTGAAAGGATAAAACAAGGCAAGAGTAAAGAAATGGTTGAGCAACTTCGGTTGATGCCAAAAGAGGAATACGACAAAAGCAAATCCAAACTTCCTGGAGTATGTTTTAACGGTGTTTTTGAATATCGTTCGCTGACAGGAATTAAAGAGCATTCGGGATTGATTATTTTGGATTTTGACAAATTCAATTCCAATCATGATGCTATCAATTTTCGAGACTCGATTTCTGATGACGAGTTTATTTTTTCAACTTGGATTTCCCCGAGTGGTAAAGGAGTAAAAGCGTTGGTTAAAATACCAGCATCAATTGAGAATCACAAAGAGTATTTTAAGGCCCTCAAAAATTACTTTAATCACTCCAATTGGGATGACTCAGGTAGTGATGTGAGCCGATTTTGCTTCGAGTCATACGATCCGGATTTGTATTTAAATAAAGAGTCAAAACTTTGGGATACAATTGAAGCACCCGATTTGGTTGATGTCGGAAGTTATGAGGTTTCAATAGCAGTTAAGTCGGACAATATCATTATTAATAACCTGCTAAAATGGTTTGATAAAAAATTCCCTTTATCAAATGGGAATAGAAATAATAACGTTTATAAATTAGCCGCTGCTTTTAATGATTTTGGAATTAATAGGTCAGTTGCAGAACAAACCTTGTTCCAATTTGAAAGCCAAGATTTTGACCGCAAAGAGATTGCCACCATTTTAAATTCAGCCTATAAAAAATCAGCTAATTTTGGAACTAAATTTTTTGAAGATTTAACCGTAAAAGAGAAAATTGAGAAACAAATACGAAGCGGTAAAAATCGCAAAGAGGTAATTGAGTCCAATTCTGAATTTGATAAAAAAGACGTTGAAAAATGCATCGATGAAATAAAGGAAGAAATAAGCGTCTCTGACTTTTGGGAATACAATGACAAGGGGCGCATATCTTTAAAGCCGCATAAGTTTAAATTTTGGCTACAACAAAACAATTTTTATAAATACTTCCCAACTAATACTAGCACTTTTACATTCATAAAAATTGAGCAAAATTTGGTTGAGGAGACAAGTGAGAAACGAATTAAGGATTTTGTATTAAACAATTTACTCTCCAGGGACGATATAGGCTTTACTCCTTACGATTTTATGGCATCGTCAAATAAATACTTTCAAAGTGATTTCCTTGCTTTGCTTGAATCAACGGAAGTAAATATAAAAGAGGACACCCAAGAGGAGTGCTTTTTATACTTCAACAACTGCGTTGTGCGAGTGACTGACACCGATATATCAAAAATCGATTATATTGACTTAGATGGCTTTGTTTGGAAGCGTCAAATCATAAACCGAGAGTATATTGAAAGCGACCACCATAGCTCAACCTTTAGAAAATTCCTTTGGCTAATTGCTGGGCAAGATGCTGAAAAATATAATTCATTCAAATCGGTAATCGGTTACCTGCTGCATTCTTTTAAAACATCAGCAAACAATAAAGCGATTATTTTTAACGATGAGACAATCTCAGAAAATCCAAATGGAGGAAGCGGCAAGGGTTTATTTTGGAACGCGCTGGCTCAAATGAAAAAAGTAAGCTCAATTGATGGCAAAACTTTTGAATTTACAAAGTCATTTCCTTACCAAACCGTATCAACCGACACGCAAATACTTGTATTTGATGACGTAAAAAAGAACTTTAATTTTGAGAGCTTATTTTCTTTGATAACCGAAGGGATTACACTTGAGTATAAAGGTCAAGACGCTATAAAATTACCTGTAACAAAGAGCCCTAAAATACTTATTACAACCAATTACACCGTTGGAGGTGTTGGAGGATCGTTTGAGCGTCGAAAGTTTGAAGTTGAGATGAGCGACTACTTTAGTTTTAAACACACTCCAGTAGATGAGTTTGGGCATTTATTGTTTGACGATTGGGATGCTGAGGAGTGGTTGAAGTTTGACAATTTTATGATTACTTGCGTTCAATTTTACTTGCAAAATGGATTGACTAAGCACGACTTTAAAAACTTAGAAGTTCGCAAGTTTATCAAAAACACTTGCTTTGAGTTTTACGAATGGAGCAAACCTGATCAAGATGGCAAAAATGAAAATATCGAGTTCAACGTTCGTTGCAATAAGCAAAGTTACTACGATAATTTTGTAAATGAATATCCTGATTTTAGAACTTACAAGCTATCTCAAAAACGTTTCTCACAATGGATTGAGCACTATTGCAAATTTTATGATTATAAATACTTAACAGGCAAATCCAATGGAGACCGTTGGTTTGAAATTGTAAACGAAAATTCTAAAACTCAAGACGATGAAATATACTTTTAAAGCAAAAGAGCAAGTTTATAACGGTGTAAAATTTAGAAGTACACTTGAGGCAAGATGGGCAATTTTTTTTGATGCCTGCGGATTAAACTGGGTTTATGAGCCCGAATGTTTTGAGTTAGATGCAGGAAATTATACTCCCGATTTTTATTTAAAAAAATATGATTTTTTTGTTGAAATCAAACCCAATTTAGATTGGTTAAACGATGAGTATAATGTAAAAAGATATAATCAATGTCCAAAACAATTACTTGTTTTATCAGTTCCGTTTCCATCAATTAGCGAAGTAAGCGCGTGTTATGGATTATATGGAGATGACTATCAACCTGTAAATTTTTGTCCTAATAGTAAATATGAGCCGTTTTATATATCGGGTTATGATATTGGTTGCGATGAGGAGTATTGGAATGAGGACTATAAAAACGAACTCAATGCAGTTAAACAATACCGATTTTTCTAATGGAACTAAGACCATACCAAACAAAAATCTCAGCCGAGGCAGTTGAGATTTTACGAAATAAACACATCGTCTATTTGGCAATGGAGGTGCGAACTGGCAAAAGTTTGACCGCACTCAATACGGCGCAACTTTATGGGGCTAAAAATGTTTTGTTTCTGACTAAAAAGAAAGCCATTTCATCAATCCAATGGGACTACGACAACTTCGGGTTTACATTTGATTTAACAATCATAAACGATGAGAGTTTACATTTAGTCAAGGGCGAGTTTGATTTAATCATACACGATGAACACCATCGCTTCGGTGCATTCCCTAAGCCTAACGCAACGGCTAAGGAGTTTAAAAAGCGTTTCAGTAAACTGCCTATGATATTCCTAAGCGGAACGCCAACACCCGAGAGTTATTCGCAGTGGTACCATCAATTTTGGGTAAGTGATTATTCGCCCTATAAAAACTACACAAATTTTTATAAGTGGGCCGCTGAGTACGTCGACATAAAAGAAAAACGCTTAGGCTATGCGGTTGTCAAGGACTACTCAAACGCAAAAGAGAATCAAGTCAGACGATCCACACGGCCGTATATTATAACGTTCACACAAAAGGAGGCAGGCTTTACGACCAGCGTCAACGAAATGGTGCTGGAGTGCGAGATGCAACCAATTACTTACGAGGTCATTCGACGCCTTAAAAAAGACTTAATCGTTCACAACGGACAAGGGCAGGTCATATTAGGGGATACAGGCGTTAAGTTGATGCAAAAAATGCACCAACTGTCAAGTGGCACTTGTAAATTTGAGGACGGCACCAGCAAAGTGATTGACGACTCAAAGGCCAGGTTTATAAAGGATAAGTTTCAAGGTGAGAAAATCGCAATCTTTTACAAATTCAAGGCCGAATGGGATGCGCTCCTTCAAGTATTTGGAGCCGATTACTTGACAAACTCAGTCGAGGAGTTTGACGCAACCGATAAAAATATCGCGCTTCAGATACTTTCCGGCAGGGAAGGCGTCAGTTTAAAAAATGCAAAGTATCTCGTTTACTATAATATCGATTTTAGCGCAACGAGTTACTGGCAAAGCCGTGATCGCATGACCACAATGTCGCGACAAGAGAACGAGGTGTTTTGGATATTCTCAAAAGGAGGCATTGAATACGATGTTTATAAGACCGTGCAACAAAAAAAAGATTATACACTAAAAATATTTAAAGAAAATGACAATAACTAACGAAGACAATATGGCCTTGATGGCTCGATACCCTGACAATTATTTTGATTTGGCAATAGTTGATCCGCCTTATGGGATAAATATAAATGAAAGTATTGGAAGGAGAAAAGGCATGAAACATAGCGGTCATAAAAAAACACTTTGGGATAACGATATACCTAATTCAAAATACTTTGATGAGCTTTTTAGGGTTTCTAAAAATCAAATTATTTGGGGCGGAAATTATTTTTTAATGCCACCAACTAAATGTTTTATTATTTGGGATAAGTGTTATTCCGAGGATGTTTCTTTTAGTCGATACGAATATGCTTGGTGTTCTTTTAATAAAACAAGCAAAGGTTTTGTTTATAATGGACAAGCTAATAAAGATAAAATACACCCAACACAAAAACCTTTTGAATTATACAAATGGATTTTAGATAAATACGCAAAGCAAGGCGACAAAATACTTGACACGCATTTAGGGAGTGGATCAATAGCGATAGCCTGCCACGATTATGGCTTTGACCTAACCGCTTGCGAATTAGACAAGGAGTATTTTGACAAAGCGATGCAGCGCATAAATAATCACGTCGCTCAGCAAAAATTATTTTGATTATTAAAATAAATTTGTATATTTGACCACCGCCAAGAGAAAACACACAACTAACAACACCCTTCTTTTGCACTTGGCGGTCAATTGAGGGGTGTTTGTTTTTAAGCCAATAGCATTGGCTTATATAACTTTTTAAAAAAATGAAATACATACTAATTTTTGTACTATACGAAATGCTTAGGCCGTATTTAATTCGATTGTTCCACTACATAATATCACGACTTTGACCGAGCAGCAGATTCAAACTAAGATTAAACGTAAACTAATTGAGCGGGGGTGGTACGTCACCAAACTTATTAAGACATCAACCAACGGCATTCCCGACCTACTGGCAATCAAATACGGCAAAGCGATGTTTATAGAAGTTAAACGCGAAGGCGGGAAGCTATCGCCCATTCAAGAGCTGCGCATCGAGGAACTAAAAGCCGCAGGAGCGATTGTAAAAATATGGACTGACTTTGATAATGATTTTAATTAAAACTGCATTGATTATATGACACCACAAGAAAAGGCTGAAAAATTAGTTAGTGATTTTTACGGTATAAATTGTAAATTAATAAAAGTAAAAAATGGTTATGATATGGGAGATAGATATAATTTAGTTATGCCTATATCAAAAAGTTGCGCTTTGATTGCAGTTGAATTTTCTAGAGAATTTATTACTGGAGATTTGAGCGAATCATTTGATAAGACAATGTTTTTACTTGAAGTTAAACAGGAAATAGAAAAACTATGACACCAAAACACTACGACAACCAGCAGCAATACGATGTCATCGACATCATTAAGGACTACGACCTCAACTTTAACGAGGGGAATGCAGTCAAGTATATCGTAAGGGCAAGACGCAAAGGCGCACACCTTGAAGACCTACGCAAAGCGATGCACTACCTCGACCGCGAAATAATACACCACGAGACGAAACTAAAATTTAAGTAAAATGGATATAATAACGCATTTATATTTATGGTTTATAATAGTACAGTTATGTATTATAATTCATTTACTTAATAAAAATCATAAACAATGAGAGCAGGATCGAAAATATACAAAGGTCTTGAGGTGCCAATGAGTGCCACGATACACATCAATAAGCAAGGGCGTGAGTTTTATATAAGTGGATTATGTTACAATACCGCATTTTGCCGTTATATAGATACAGGAGAAATAATTGAGATAAAAAGTAGTTTGGTATCGAAATATTTAGTAGGTTTGTAGCGATATGGTAAAACCGCACACAATAAGTACACAAATGTGGCTTGAACAAGAGGA